CTGCCATCATGGCATCATTAGTCATTTGTGCTTGGTTCTGTGCTCCATCAGCCATGCCTTTAACTGCATTAGGTGCTGCAGCTTGAGCCATTTGCATCATTTGTTGTTGTTGCATTTGTTCTTGCTGTTGTTGCTGTTCTTGTTGTAACTGTTCTTCTGTCTTAACAAGATCAGTAGCATCTACACTTAAAGCGGCTGCTCGTCTGTTTATATATTCACCAATATTAATATGCTTCTGTAATGCTTCTGGTCCTAGAACTGCTAAGGACTGAGTAAACATATCTAATTTAGCCATATCAGCTTGACGACCTAAAGCTTCCATACCTGTAATAACTACAGGCTCTACCATACCCTTAGGTAACGATGGTACTTTCCCGGTCTTCTGCATACGAGCCATAACTAACTTAGCAAAAGGTAACTGAAACTCAGCACCAAGTATTGAATAGACTCCACCCAAGGTGTCCTCTAGTTCATTAGCAATGTATCTTATTTCTTCTGCAGTAACTCTTTCAGCTTGTCTTTGAACTGCTGAGTTAAGCATGAAAGCGAATGACAAACGTTCTGTAATAGTGTTTGCAGTTTGAAGTGCAACACCAAAGTCTCCTCCTTTATCCAATCTAAAAGCTGTGACATCTTGTGCATTTCCTTCGACTACTGCTAGGTTAGCTGCTTCTGCAACTGTACGCTTACGAGTAGTTCCATTAGGTGAAACAAATATTAGAAGCTTAGCCATAGCTGCGGATCCTTCCACAATAGCTTTAGTTAAACCTTCTAATGACTTAATATCTCCGAGATACTCTTCAACGTATGAACGACCATAAGCCTCACCGTCAACTACAATAAGACGAAGAGCCATGAATGGACACTTCTCTTTTGCATAGGTGGTCTTAGTTGATTCTAGTATTTGACCTTCAATCTCTTGTTCAACAGACCAGTTCTTACCTGTCCATTTAACATGTGTATATATAGAAATATCCTCATCACTATCATCAGGTATTTCAATCTCATCTAATATACTTTTATCTAATGTATCTACATTGACATTTTCTTTAGTGATAATATGTAAGACATTACCTGTTGCATCTCTGTCTACTACATATCTACTTAAAGGATATACCTTCAAAGTGTTCTCACCTGGAGGTAAATACAATAATGAATTACCGCCTACAATCAAATGTTTAAGAGCTTCAAATACTTTAACTCTTACTTGTGATGCATTAACTTCTTTTAATACTCTTTGTTCTATTTCAACTAGTGCTCTTTCAGCTTCGCCTCTAGCTGCACCTAGTTCATCTAATACTTTATTGTCTACTGACAGTCTAAAGAATGATTGGTTAGCAGGTAGTAAAGCTAATAGTAATTTACTAGCAATATTATTTACTCCTCGTGCACCAACCCCTTGATATGGAGTAGGAAACTTGTGAGCTCCGCCTTCTACATTTGGTGGTATTAGAGTAGGTATAGTGTACTCTGAACATTCTCTTGCTCTCATTAAGAAAGGTGAACGTTGAGTTTCTAACTTACCGTATAACCCTGAGCAGGTAGAACCTTTATACTTTCCTTCGTCTTCCATAATTTAATTCCTTATAATGGTATTGCTAAACCTGTATCAGTTTTAGAATGAGTCTGTAATCTTTTGGTACCCTTAGTTGCATCCATTTGGTCCATCTCATCTATCTCAGATCCTGCTTGAAATTGAGGTTCTGGATTCTCGATTGCCACTGGTTGTTCTGCTTCAACTGCTTGAGTTTGTTGTACTGATTCTGAAACTCTAGGAGCGGCAGCCATTGGTGGAGCCATTTGGGGAGCCTTAGGTGCTAATAGTGATCCGCACATAGTTATTTATCCTTGTTTAATAATTGAGGAAGCTCTCCTTCTTCCTGTTGATCTTGTGATATTGACAATAAAGCATCTACGACAGACCTTTGCCCAGCTTTAAACCAGACCTCTCGTTCTGTATCTGAGAGGTTTGGATGTTTATTTGGGTAAGATTTATCAAGTTCTTCAATTAAATCAATAGCATACGTTGGTATCTTCATGTTGTATATCTCCCCCATGT